AAATGGCGTTCGCGTTCGAGATTACACAGGTAAATTAATTGTTTGATGTCGATATTCTTTTACCATCAATGACTTAGGTGACTTCATTTTGCATGAATCTATTTTTATGTACTAGTTGCTGTACTAAATAAAATTTCGCTATGTTTTTTATCGCCGGGATTGGGAACATCTTATGCCTAATATAGCCACGCTTCAAACAGCTGGAAACATGCCCCATCAGATAGTCGGTCGGTATGGCTCATACACAGCCAGCACTTCGGCCGTCACCTTTCCGAGAACCACTACCCCATCAAGCCCCTGACCGTCGATCGTCTCGCCATCCTGAGTGATTATGCCGCTGGGGAACAATTTCCCAATCTGCGGGTAATCCTCAAGCTGGTAAGCGACCTTGTCGCCAGGCTTCATCCGGGCAAAACGGTCAACCAGCACGAATCCTTCCGGCGTTTCAATGCGCATCATATTGGCCGGGTTCGGCATCAGGATACTGTTCAGGTTAAGCCGCTGCTCAATATGGTCCTGCGCAGGAGATGGAAAGCCCATGTCAGATGCCCCCGTTCGGGTTGAACATCTGGAAGGTACGGGCCTCGCCCTCTTCAGTGGAAATATCACGAAAGTTATGAGTGTAATTCTCAATCCACTGATTAGCTTCACGCAGTGACATGTGCCAGTTGTAACGCTCAAGCGCGGCCACGAAGTCACGCGTAGTTATGGTTCGCCGGCCGCTCTCCTCCATCTTAATGGACTGAGTGAATGCAAAAAGAATGTCGTCGGTACGCGCCATGATGAGAATCCTCCATTGATAAATACTGTATGGATAAACAGTAATATCGATCGGTGGTTTTGATCAAGGCGGAGCGGCTCACAAATTTGTAAAGGTGTGATTGTGAAAGGGATTTTAGTTTGGCAGCTACGGCGGGGAGTGACTAATCTCAAATTACCCACCCCGCAGCCTGCTCAGACAGGAGCGGCTGAGTCATTGCCCGGTCGCCGGGCTTTTTTATGCCTGCCGCATGCGTTTATTAACTGGCATTGATAGAAGAAACCGCAGCTTTCAATGGCCTTGAGTCAGTGAGCCTATTCTATATCTCATCGCAGAGGTTACTAATTGCGCAACTAAAGCCTATGATGCTCTCCGCACACAGCAGTATATATAACCAGAAACAACAACATCCGAATGATTGGCCCGCTTAATGCGGGCTTTTTTCTTGTCTGCCGCCTGGTAGCTGACTTCGCGCACACCCACTCATATCACACCCCGCAGCCTGCTTAGGTAGGCGCGGTCCATTCTGCCCCGTCGCCGGGGCTTTTTTATGCTAAACGCCCGAGAGATAGGATTATTCTCATCATTTTAACGGCTTTTCTATTCCTCCGGTAGCGCATGGGATATGATTACCCATAAGCACAAATTAACATTCATTTAATATACGCGGAGCTTGTTGGTGTCCAATACTAGTAAAATCAATGCCCTGGATGGCTTAAGGGGTGTGGCGGCTATCTTCGTCATCTTTTCCCACATTACTCTTCTGATATGTCCATATCTGCATCTTGGTTCTTCATTTGACGCAAATCCAAAGAGTTGGGCGACACACCTTTTGGACAGCCCTTTTACATTTTTCTTTAAGGGCACGTCATCAGTTATGCTGTTCTTTGTTATGAGTGGATTTGTGCTCTCTTATTCGATGATAAGGAAGGGTGCTCGCAAGGGATTTTTAATCCACGCTGTTATAAAGCGATACTTCAGATTAAATATCCCCGTCGCCTCATCTATCATTTTTTGTGTGATTCTGATGGGGTTTGGTGCGTTTACTGCCAACCTGGTTGGGCCACGATATGATTTATATAATGCCTATACCGCATCATTCGATGCTCTGACGCCAGTTAAGGATGCCATTTACGGCTCTATATTTCTTGGTAATGGCACGTTTAATTACGTCCTTTGGACGATAAACATAGAGTTTTTTGGCTCAATCATGGTTTATGCATTATTGGCGTTACTAGGCTCGCAGTTAACGATGTTGCGGCTTGTTTGCATCATCATTTCAGCTTATGGGATTCATAGCGGCGTACCATTTGTATGGGGGATTGGTCTTTTTGCGGTGGGAGTATTTCTGGCGACATTTGATGTCGTTCATGAGGGGTCTGGCATAAGAAAGGTTGGGTCATACATCCTGCTACTCGCAGGTGTTTACCTCTACGGGTTTAACTCGGAAAGCACATCCTATGCCTATATAAATGGTATTATTGATTATGCTAATGGGCATGGACTCCAGATTACTAAAGGGTTTTTTGTCAGCATATTAGGGACGATTATGATCATGACCTGCTTCGTCATCAGCATGCATCCATTAAAGTTCCTTGAGATTACGCTCTTCCAGTGGCTTGGTAAATTGTCCTTTTCTGTTTATTTAACCCACTCCATTATATTGGCTGCTGTGGCTCCCTTTATCATAACCAGATTCAGTTTCAGCCTGACCGCTATAGTGCTGTGCTCTCTCGTAGTGATTCCTGTGACGCTAGCAGTCTCTTCTATATTCTCTAGGTATATCGATGAAGTAGCAATCAGGAAGTCAGGCCTGATTGCTACCAGCATCTTGGCAAGATTCAAAAAGAATCCGGAGTTAACTTCGCGAGGGAATGTAAATTAGGGTTTGTTATTGTTCAGGCGACTCGGGGAGTGAAATCTTCCCATCGCCTTTAGCAATATACGCTCTCAATGCCTTTCTATAGGATGTCCAGGATGCAAGCTCTACCCGGACATCCTCCTCTGGAGAGGTTGAATAGTCTTCGTCTTCTATAATCTCGTTCAAAGAGGTGATTTTTGCTGACGCCTGATCGTAAGCTGACTGTGCGTCGTGAATGTTTTTGTCAGCTTGCTCTTCAGGGGTTATTTCGATAACGGGAGCGGAGAAAATCCATTTACCTTTTGAGTCTTTCTCTGCTGAATATCCCGGACCGACAACTTCCCCTTCACTAATCTCATATGTTTCAAACTCCTGAAACAGGTCACCTTCCCCATCCCACAATACTGCATTGACGACAATTCCGTCTTTGATTAAAGCGTAAGCTGACATTATGCATACTCCCAAACAATCACTACCCCATTAGCGCCAGCGCCACCAGAAAAACCGGTTCTGTTAAAAGCATAAGAGCCACCACCGCCGGCACCATAGCCAAATGCAGGGTATACTGCTGCACCGTTGTTTGCAGGGCTCAGGACGGGCAAGCCAAGAACAGCAGCGCCGCCAATTCCCGGCAAAACACTACTCGTACTCAGTGAGGCGCCATTGGATGATGCGCCACCACGCATATTGACGATATTACCCCCACTGGCCACTCCTCCCAGCGAGCCCGTTACCGAATACGGAGGTGTAGCCTGGTTTTGACCTAGACCACCATCCCCACCATTTGCCACAATCGTTGATCCAAATGAAGACAACCCGCCTGCAGCTCCGTTTGTTGGAGCTAGGTTACCTCCCGCCCCTCCAGTGCCTACTGTGACCGCTATTCCGGCTGAGAAGCCGCTGGTTAATCGTGATTTAGCATAGCCGCCACCGCCACCGCCGTTACCAATAGCAGTAGTGCTAGTTCCCGCTCCGCCAATGCCGCCACCGCCACCGCCAGCCCCCTGAACCTCAACAATGATTGACTTGGTTCCCGGTGTAGGCGTGTAGGTTCCGGAAGCCGTGAATATCTGCATATTCAAAAGTCGACCAGGTGTTAACGATGTCATTCCTGCTTTAAAGTTTGCCAGAATTGTCGCCGGCGTCCCGTTGTCCAGCACATCAACGGCCGCGCTGTCTGAAATGAATTGAGCCAGCACGTATGCCATCACAGATGACTGACGAATCGCTTTATTGACCTGAGCAGAGCTAGCCTTACCTGCCTGAAAGCCAGTTATTAGCGCCGCAAGAGCTTCATAATCAGCCTGGCTGGTAACGTTGGCTCCGCTGCCGATCGCAAAAGGTTTAAAGTTATTTGTTGCCATTAGAGCTTTCTCTCCCAAGCGCCTTCATCGAATCCGGCGATATATTCATTGTTCATGTCGAACCCGAAGAAGCGAGTGCCTTCCGAGGGTGTTTCAATTGATGGTGTTTGAACGTCGCCAGCCCAAACTCCCGCAGCTTTCACAGTGAGATATCCTTGCTTGATGGCAGCAATAAGTTCTCGCGAAACTAGGGATATATCCGTTTCTGGAAAAACCCAGACTGAAATAGTCATGTCCTGGTTATCGACGATCTGCATTTTCAGGCCGGAGCCATCAAGCGCGGTTTCTAAAATTTCCGGTAGCGAGTCGTTTTGTCCGTCCCAACTGTTGATAGCTATCTTTGCTTTAAGAACGATGCGATACGTTTCATCGCTGAGGCTTGTGAACCCAGCGTCAGGATCATAAGGCCCTTGCCAGACGCCCTGATCCCAACCAAGCCCATCAGTATCAAAAGAAAAGTACACGCCAGAAATGGGCTGGCTCACAATCCTGCTTCTGCCAATCCACTCACCCAGTGCATCCAGTTGAACGCCAATCGCCTCATCAATATCAAACGCTGAAATCAGGCCATGCATTGCAGCTGACACGTCGAGCAGTGGCCGGGTCGACAAATCAACGTGCTCAACAAACAGGGGTTTCCCCCTGTGATAGTTGGTTATACGGTCTGTGTATTTGCTCATGACGACACCGTAATGGAGATGTTAGCTGCGCTGCAGGTGGCGGACTCGTTATAGGCAATGACAATGTTTGAAGCAGATACAGAACCGGCTGACTTACCTATCTGCAGGCTATTGATGTCGTAATAACGAGCGTTGCCGCCACTGACCACGCCGAGGTTTGCAGGTGAATAGAGGCGACTGAGTAAGACATCATCCCCGATTGTCAGAGAGTTGATGTAATCAGCTATCGCCTGCTTTATCTGCTCACCAATTTGCGTGGTGTAACCGGTGAACACCTTCAGCACCAGAGCCACATAAATCGGGACATTAGTCGGTCGTGAAAAACTGATGTTGTGAGGGTTGCCGTATTTGTCAGGCACCTGAGTGGTTGTGCTGCCGAACGTCCCCACGCCCTGACCTTTTTTCCCCCGGATGGTTTGTGCAATCAGGGTGACATCTCCGCCTTCCACAATGGCAGCGATATAATGACCGGGAATGCCGTTGGTATCAGTAGCGCCCGTATCGTTCTCATAGAGTTTGTGCCGGGTTACGCCAGCGACATTAGCCAGTGCGCCATCGACGGCTTCAAATGGTGTCAGGGATGGGATAGCAACGCTCTGGCCTTGCCTGATGCGCAGTGCCGAGTCTTTTTCCACATCTGAGCCCACTGCTGCCGCCACTGAGTTGGTTACGGCCGTCCAGCCTCGGGTGGGTGTGTTTATCTGAGTGATTGAGCCAATCACAGCTGCTACTGCGCCCGGGACGGCGCAGGTTGCTGTTACAGTCACTGCGCCGCCCACGTCGATAGTTACGCTGGCGGGTAGGTTCCAGATAATACCGTTCGCATCCTTAACGGAGCCGTTGGTGATCGTGGTTCCGGCAGTGCCGCTAAGCGTCAGGTCAACCGTTGAATTCGTCGAAGGCTTTCGCGTGATACCGTTAATTTTGATGTTGCGGGTAAGCGCGTCGGTCATGGCGGTTGATGGTGAGAAGGAGTTATAGACCTGAATGGCTGTGTTGTTTGCGTCATGCACCGACAGGGCTACCAAAGCCACCATCTGGCCATCTTTACTGTCCGGATCTAAGTAAGCGTCGGTACCGTAAATCTGCTGAAAATATTCGGTGAGTTTACTCAGTATCGTCTGGTAATCAGGCGCACTTATCCCTGAGGCGGTCACCGTAGCGGAGAGCCCCAGCGTATCGAGATTGAGAGCCATTATGCCTCGCTTGTGACG